TAAATAGTCCTACGTTAAATCCCAACACAAGCGCAGCAGAAACATCTGTAGCGGCGTTTGATTTCTTGTCAAATGGATTCAAACTAAGAAACAACGCATCGGCTACTTATGTGTATGCCGCGTTTGCCGAAAACCCATTTAAAAATAGTTTAGCGAGGTAGTTATGTTTGCAATCATCAGTAATGGGATTATCGCCCTCCTAGTACCCGCTGGCACAGCCTTTGAGTGGGATTCAATCCAGTACCCTGCCAACTGGTGCAACCTGTCTAGCCCCGAAGAAAAAGCGGCTATCGGCATGGTTGATGTGGTGTACGGTCAATACCCAAACGATCAATACTACTGGATCAGCCAAGACGCACCTGTCTACACCGGCACAGTCGTTGAGATTAACTACACCGCTACGCCTAAAGACCTGTTTGAGTGCCAAATGCAAGCGGTCAACGCCACAAACGCTGCTGCCTACTCAATCCTCTTGCCTACCGACTGGATGGTGGTTAAAGCTGTCGAAACAGGTGGCACGGTATCCCCTGCTTGGAACACTTGGCGGCAAACCATTCGCACACAGGCGGCTGACTATCGGGTAGTCATTGAGGCTTGTACGACTGTGGCTCAATTAGCCGCTTTACCGCCCGTACAATGGGCGCATGATCCTGATTATGTAGGAGTATAAAAATGGCAGCTTATATCGGCGGTTCATCGGGTTTCGGTCCACCAGCGTGGACAACAGCAGGTCGCCCATCAAGCCCTGTGAACGGGCAATTGGGGTGGAATAGTACGCTCAGTCAATTGGAAAGCTGGACAGGCTCGCAATGGCAGCAGATTACTTCGTTGCTTTATTCGGCTAGTTACCTTGTTGTAGCGGGCGGTGGTGGAGGTGCTAATTTAGGCGGCGGTGGTGGAGCCGGTGGCTTGTTAACTGGAACAACTTCATTTAGTGCTGGAACCGCATACACAATTACTGTTGGTGCAGGTGGAGCTGGTGGGACAGCAGCGACAAGCACTCCCGGTAATGGAGTGAACGGCACAAATTCATCTGCCTTTGGATTGACGTCAATAGCCGGAGGTTACGGTGGTTCTCAAGCTGCTGGAGCTTCTGGCGGTTCAGGTGGTGGTGGTGGCGATTGGGGCGGCGGTGCTTATGCTGGTGGTGCAGCTACATCGGGGCAAGGCTTTGCTGGTGGTGCTGGTTCTGGGTTAGATGCTGGTAGCGGTGGTGGTGGTGGAGCTGGGGCTGTTGGCGGAACAGGCACAACCTCACAAGGCGGAAATGGCGGTGTTGGAGTATCCAATAGTATTTCAGGTTCCGCTGTTTTTTACGCAGGCGGCGGTGGAGCGGGTGCTTATAGTGGTGGTTATCCATCATGTGTTTCTGGAAGTGGCGGCAATGGTGGTGGCGGTAGTGGCGGGCCAACAGCAGGATCAAGCGGGGTTGCCGGAACTGCAAATACAGGCGGAGGCGGAGGCGGAGGAAGACGTAGTACTAACGCTCAACTTGTAGGCGGCGGCGCAGGCGGTTCAGGAGTTGTTATTATTTCTTACCTTGGCACTCAACGTGGCACAGGTGGAACCGTAACTAGCTCAGGCGGTTATACCATTCACACATTTACATCTAGCGGTACATTTACAGCTTAATTAAGGAGACCATCATGGTCACGCAAGAGCGGCTCAAAGAGTTGTTTGACTACCAAGACGGTGCGTTGATTCGCCGTAAGGATGGTCGCTCTGCTGTGATTGCAATGGGTGTAAAACGCTATGAGCGGGTGTCGGTTGACGGTAAAATTCAAGCATTGCACCGCATGATTTACTTGTGGAATCATGGTCATTTGCCCAAAACGCTTGACCACATTGACGGTAATAGGGCGAACAACAAGATTGAAAATCTGCGTGAAGCTACGCAGCAGCAAAATTGTTTGAACCGCAAACATCACTCAAACAGTAAATCGCCGTACAAGAATGTGTATTTACAGCCGCCAACAAAGAACGCTGAGTGGAAACGCAATTGGGTTGTAAGCGTTAATGTTGCAGGCAAGCGTAAATACATTGGTTCGTTTGAAGATTTAGAGTTGGCAGACCTCGTTGCTATGGAAGCACGAGATAAATTTCATGGGGCATTTGCCCGTCATTTTTAAGGAGTTTCAAATGGCACACTTCGCTAAGTGCGTAGACGGTAAAGTCACACAAGTCATTGTTGCTGAACCAGAATTTTTCACGACATTCGTTGACTCAAGCCCCGGTCAATGGATTCAGACCTCATACAACACACACGGCGGTCAGCACCCAGAGGGTCGTCCTCTGAGAAAAAATTATGCAGGCATTGGCTACACCTACGATGCCGTGCGTGATGCGTTTATTGCGCCTCAACCATTTGCGTCTTGGCTGCTGAACGATGACACCTGCTTGTGGGAAGCGCCTGTTGCTATGCCTACTGACGGTAAAGCTACGAGTGGGACGAAGCCACGACTTCGTGGAAAGAATTGGTTGCGGCATAATTTAAGGAAAGATCATGGCTCTTGACGTACAAGGTACAGACTATTTAAAACTGCCGGTAGGTACTACGGGTCAACGTCCGTCTGTTCCTGCGTCAGGCATGATCCGTCAAAACTCCACAACGGGTAATCCAGAGTGGTGGGACGCTACGACTTCGCAATGGCTGCAATTCAGCCAGCCTGCTGGGTATTCGGTTAATTACCTTGTTGTTGCTGGCGGCGGCGGAGGTGGGTCATCTACTAGTGGGGTTTACAGTGGTGGTGGTGGTGGTGCGGGTGGTTTGTTAGCTAGTTCGATTTCTTTGTCCTCAGGTACAGCATATACCATTACAGTTGGTGCTGGCGGTGCTGCAAATGCTAATGGCTCTAATTCTGTTATTACTGGTTTGGCAACGGCAGTTGGCGGTGGTACTGGCTCATTTGCTGGTGGCGCAGGAACTTCGGGTGGTAGCGGCGGTGGAGGTGGCAACAGTTCAGGCGCTGGCGGATCGGCAACTAGTGGACAAGGCTTTGCGGGAGGCAATGGTAGCTCAAGCTCTACTGGCGGTGGTGGGGGCGCAGGCGCTGTAGGTGCTGCCGCAGTTACTACAACAGGCGGTAATGGTGGGGCTGGAACTTCTAGTTCAATATCAGGCGCTGCTGTAACTTATGCGGGCGGCGGCGGCGGTACGGGGGGAACAGCGGGTACTGGTGGTGCGGGCGGCGGCGGGGCTGGTGGTGTTACTACGGGATTTGCTGGTTCGGCTAATCTGGGTTCTGGAGGCGGCGGTGCTTATGGTGCTGGAACATATGTAGGCGGTGCTGGCGGCTCAGGCATCGTAATCATCAGCTACTTAGGCAGTCAGCGTGGCACAGGCGGTACGGTGACTAGCTCAGGTGGCTACACAATCCATACCTTCACAAGTAGTTCGACATACAACGCTTAGTAACTTGTCTTGCAGCGGTGCTACTTTTACCAGTAGTGCTGCTGTGTAGTTTGTGGTTAATACCGTGGGCAATCTACGCAATATTTAAGGACGTTCGATGGACTGGCAAATAATCATCAATATCGGTGCAGGTTCACTACTAACCGTCGGTGGTTGGTTTGCTCGTCAATTATGGGATTCCGTCAAAGAACTCAAGAAAGAGATTGCTGATCTGCGCCTGCACGTTTCAGAAACGTATACCAAAAAGTCAGAAGTTGACACCCTGCGTAGTGAGATGGATAAACGCTTCGACCGCCTTGAGCAGATGATCGCTCGACTCTATGACAAAATCGACGCTAAGGCGGACAAATAATGGATCCAATTACCCTACTCGCAGCGCTTGGCCCTCTTGCTGTAGACCTAGGGAAATCCCTGATCGGGCGTTTCATTCAGACTGACGTATACAAGCCTACAAACATTGGTGAGTACACGCAGATGCGTCAGACTGATTTGGAAATGTTTAAGGCAATGAACGCCGCCGGTGGTAGTGGCACAACGTACCCGTGGGTTGAAGCCATCGTGCGTTTGATGAGGCCGGGCGTTGCGACTGTTGTGCTTGGCACTTGGTCGTTTATGATGATTACAGGTCAAGACAGTCCAGCCGTGAATAATTTTGCCTCGGCAGTCGGCTTTTATTTGTTTGGCGACAGAACATTGTTTTACGCACAGAAGAAATGAAACACAATTGGCAACAAGCGTTTGAACAGATGCTCGCCTCAGAAGGTGGTTTTTCTGACGACGAGCGTGATAACGGCAACAAGTTACCAGACGGGCGTAAAGGCTCGACCATGCTTGGCGTGACTCAGTACAACTGGGAACAGCACGTTGGGCATCAAGTTACCCACGATCAAATGCGTAAGCTAACCGCTGCGGATGTGGAACCCCTATACAAGAAGAAGTATTGGGATGTTGTGCGGGCGGACGAGCTGCCTTCTGGGATTGACTATTTGGTCTTTGACATGGGCGTGAACGCCGGTCCGGGGCGTTCAATTAAGCTACTACAGACTGCCGTAGGCGTAACACCTGATGGCGGCTTTGGTCCGATGACAATGGCTGCTGTTCAAGCGGCTGATCCTGTTGTGTTGATTGAGAAGTTCAGCCAAGAGAAAGAAGCCTTCTACCGCAGCCTCGGTAACTTTGATGTGTACGGCACAGGCTGGCTTAATCGTGTTGCAGCAGTTAAGGTCAAGGCAATCTCGATGCTCGGGTAAATTGTGGTTTTAAATTAGCAGGATAAAGGCTAAAATGTCAAATCAAGCGCTTTGTGATAAAACGCTCTCAAATTCACTTTTGTGGGTGGCGCTATGACCGCGAGCTTTGCTCTAACTTACGACAACTTAGTCACAACGATCGAGCAGTACCTCGAGCGTAATGACGCCGCCGTTGTCTCTCAGATCCCTGTATTTATCACGCTGGCTGAGTTTGAGATTGCTCAGCAGATCAAGACGCTTGGACAGATCGAGGTCGCCCAAGGGGTGATGTCGATCGGCAACCCGATCATTCAGAAGCCCGCTCGGTGGCGCAAGACCGGGTCAATGTCGGTAACCTCGGGCGGCGAGAAGACGCCAGTTTACTTACGCAAGTACGAGTACCTGACCAACTACAGCGCCGAGAGCGCGAACGGCTTGCCCCTGTACTACGCGGATTACAACTACGACAACTGGTTTGTGTCGCCTACGCCCGATCAGGCGTACACGTTTGAGGTGTTGGTTTATCAGCGCCTCCAACCTCTATCCTCAACGAATCAGACAAACTGGATCACAAACAACGCCCCCAACGCGATGCTCTTCGGAGCGCTCTTGCAGGCTGTGATCTACCTAAAAGACGACGCACGTCAGATATTCCAACAGAAGTACGACATGGCAATGCAGGCGCTTAAAGTCGAGGACGTGACCCGCGTGGGTGACCGCTCAGCAATCGCTGTGGACTCTTAGAGGTAACTATGACCAACACCTACGTCAACCCGATCACGGGACAGACAATCAACCCGAGTCAGATCGGCTACGAAGCGCTGACGATCTCGGCAGACACGGAGCTTGACTGGCCAATCAACGGTACGACAAGCACAGACGTTGTTGCCGCAATCATTCAGGTCACCGCAACCGTTGGCAGCTTAAAGCTGTACCTGCCCTCTGCGCTGCAGGTGAGCACGGGTCAAAGCGTGCTGATTCAGAACATTGGCGCAATCACCTTCACGGTCACAGACATCTCAGGCAACACGATTGTCTCGATTGCCTCGGGTATCGCTCAGTACATCTTCTTAACTAATAACACAACAAACAACGGCACTTGGTCTACTGTCACGTTTGGAGCGGGTACTTCGTCGGCAAACGCTGCGGCTTTGGCAGGGTACGGTCTGACCGCAATTAGCACGACGCTGAATCAGCAATACGCCGAGAGCTCGGTCTTTTCAAGCGTTACGTTAAACACAACCTACCGCGCTCAGTTCTTAGTTTGGTCAAGCGGCG